ATGTCTACGAAGTTACCAACAGTAGAACCATCAGCGTCTGTGTCATAGCCAACAATACCAGCACCACGAGAAACTTCATAAGCAGCTACACCTTTGAGTGTAGATACGATAGAGTCAGACTCGTCTTGGCTACGAACTTCAGAGAAGTCACGAGCGATTTTAGAGAGACCGTCTTGTTGAGAAACGATTTGCTGGAGGTTAACTTGTTGTGAACCGAATGTACGGACTGTCTTGATGTAGTCAGCAATTTCAGTTGACACATCAGTGTAGTTGCCTTCATTAGCGCTAGATAAGCTAGCAACGTTAATGTTGGCAGCTAGAGGTTTGTACCAGCGCATTTGACCAATGAAGCTCTCGCCTGTTGGGTCAATACGGGCATCAGTACCAACGATACCAGTGCTGTTAAGCTTCTTGGCGTTTGTGTACATTTCATCAGCATATGCAGAAATAGCAATAGCTACGTTTTGGAACATTGTATGATTAATCATTTAAAAAATCTCCTATGATTTTAAAGTGTGAAGTTACCGAGTTTACCACCTGCAGCAAGTGCTAACACTTCTTCAGTAGTCATATCAGTAATCTTCTTATTGGGATCGAGTTTGGGAGTACCGTTCATATTGCTACCACCACCCCCTGAATTAGATTTAGGTTTAAATAGGAAAGAATTATCTTCATTCTTTACGTATTGTCCTACAAAATCCTTGATTGATACACCAGATTTGTGAATCCATGCACCAGTTTCTGGATCTTGGATGAGTTGATCGATAATATCACGATAGGCCATTTGGCCAGATCGCTCATTACGGAAATCAAGACTGGTTAATGCATTACGAACTGCACCATCACGGGTGAGTTCAGTTACTTTACCTTCGGCTAACGCAAGCTTTTCAGTGAGTTCTGCGAGCTTCATCTCAGCAACTTCTTTATGCTTACCTTCATCCTCTAAAGCTTTCATCTTACGTTGTTTAGCATCATCTTCAAGACGAACACGCTCTTTAACAGCATTGTCACGTTCTTGATAAGCTTTATCTAAACTTTGTTTGATTTTAGAAAGACGCTCTTCAACCATACGATTGATCATGTCTTCTGTATCTTTATTGTTAGTACCTGCACCTGGATCTCCAACCTGATCGGCTTGAAACTCTGGGTTTAATGTGGTACCATCATCGAGGAACTCTTTGTTTCCGAACTTATCTACTTTCATCTTTATTTTCCTTTGGCACAGCCATTTAATTTTAATTTTTTAGGGTTTAGTTACAAACATAAACTCTTACGGTCCAATACCATACCAATCCATACCTTTAGGTATAGGAGCGAGTATCTCTTTTCTCGTAATCTTGTTTTTGGGATTTAGTAAGCCATCCTCAATAGCTTTTTGGCGAAGCTTATTGTAAGTCTCGTTAGACATACCTTCAGCTTTTAATGCCAGTAATGTTTTCTCTATTGTGTTACCTTCAAGAGCATCCGCATAGATTTCTCTAAGCGCATACTTGGACTTTGCTGCTTGTCCAATGTTGGTGAAGAAAGCATCATGAATCGTAGCGGTTTCAATACCATTTTTACGACCCCATAAATGAAATCTTCTTACAATAGTAGCATCGTTCATGTGGTTACCATTAACCCCCATGCCAATACCTGCCCTCATCAGGCTTGATTTTCCTAGAAGTGAAGCATCTTCTGCTCGATCTTCGTAAATGTTACGGACCATCCTATTAGCTTCTTTGTCATAGAACTCAATGCTAGTTTGGATTTTAGGTCTGTATCTCTGGTATAAAGTCTTACCATCAAATGTTACCCAAGGTACATCAACCTTCTGAGTTTCATCAACGTAAGCTTTAGCAGCTTCTTTCCAGAATTGTACGAACTTTTGAGTTACTGGTGCTCTCTCAGCTAGTCTTCGAGACATAATCTCAGAGACTGCTTTGAAGTCTTGAGGTCCAATTAGACCCCTACGAGCATTCATTAACTTATCGACAAACGCTTCTACGTCTGGGTGAGAATCACGAGCATGTGCTAAAAGTTCTTGCCCCACAGGGGTTTCACCTTCAACAACCTCATTCAACTCACGCTTTAATTGTTTCAAACCAAAGACAACATTTTCAGCACCTAGCTTATCTGCCTCTTTGATTTTTCCATCTATAATATTTGTTACACCACGAAGTTCTTCACGAGTAACAACAGTATATCCTTTTAACTCTAATACTGAAGCAAATTTAGCCTCAATATTAGCCGCCTGTGTTGCTTTACCAGCACCATAGAAAGAAACCATGTTCTGAGCTTTAGCAGCTTTCTGGAGATCAGTCCATTGAACATTAGCATCTCTTAACCCTTGTATCTTTTGAAACTCTGGATCAGACACTGTATCCATAGCAACTAAGTCATACAAACGATTCTTTTGGAGTGTAGGTAACACATTTGAGTTGATTGAAATGTCTCTATCGCCTGTACTCAAACCGATAATCTGAGCACCAGAGGATGAGGCATCATTCTCAATCATTAATTTTGTTTTGTATTCTGCTAATTTATTTACATTAGTAAAATCACCATTTACAGCTTTATGCGCACGAGCGTATTCTATTGCTAATCGACTAATCTTTGGAACTTCCTCTGCTTCAGTAGCACGGATAATAGGATGCTCTAGGTATTCCCTAATCCTTCTATCTCGTTGAGTAGTTTCCATCATTAACCTACCAAGGCTTAGAATTTCTTTTTCATTTCTTAAAAAGATTTCCATTCTACCAGATTGTGTTAAAGCTTCTGTAGCAGGTCCAAGCATAGACCCAGTTTGAATCATTAACTCTCGTAGAATCTCAGGAGTCATATCTTCAGGTTTTGCACTATTAAGAAATGGTCTAACCACTTCACCACCAGTTGGTGTTAGGAATCCTTGATAGTATACACGTCCACGACCATCAATATTAGCGACAACACTAAAAGGTTTACCAGTATCTCTGTGATACTTAACCGTCTGCATAAAACTGTAACCTTGATCTCCACGAGTCAAAATAAGTTTTCTAAAATCATTTAAGTCATCGTACTTCTTTACGTTCCCACGGGGATCTCTAAAGCGAACTAAGTCTTCCATGAATCCAGCATACTCGTTATCAACCTCATATTGAACTGACATTGTATGATTAAGCATATCAGCAAAATCATTGTCAATAAGAATTTTATCGTAATTAGCATTAGCCCTGCGAGTAATAATCGGAATACCTGTATTATTGCCTCTAGCATCAAAATAAGTCTTAGCTCCAGAACGAACATACAGCTTGTCTCTTGGAGAATTAATACCAATACGTTTTGCTAGCAATGCACTACGATTAGCTCTCTGTAAGTTTAACATATCTTTGTTTAAGATCTGTACTTCACGACTAACTGTATCTCTCCAAGGACCACTTGCACGACCTGTTTCTAGGTCAACAACTGATCTCCTAGTCTTACCTCTCATGACCACACGAATGTAGCCTTTGTCTTTTAAGGCAGTAAGAATTTGGGAACCATCAGCATGATAGTCTTGTAATGTAGGTTTAAAGAACGGGAACTCTGGGACATTCCAAGATTCTCTCAATGTCTTTCCTACATTAATAGCTAATGAGTCATAGTCAGTAGACTTACCATCAGCAACTACAGTTAAAACTTTAGATAGGGCATCAATAGCCTTCTTGTCGTTAAGACCACCCTCAACTAATTGATTTAAATAATTTTGTCTTTGTTTACCAAATAGAAACTCTAAGTCTACTATTCTTCGATAGTCTTCTCTTCTGTTTCTTAAAAATTCATCAACTAATCTTTCAGTAGGCGCTTTATCTTTAAAAAATAGTTTAGCACCAGGAATATTATCCTCTAAGTATTTAACTATTTTCTTTTTAAAAACATCAATACCAATTCTAGGAGTACCTTTAAACCATGTGTATAGTGGAGTTCTTCCAGTATAATACAAGCTTCTGGCTAGAGGTCTACCTTCAGTAGTAGCCCAATTACGAACATATCTTTGATCATCTATATTCTTTTGAATGATTTCATCAAAGGTATAATACTTACCAAATATTTGTACTTTAGCAGGTTCTCCAGCAACTCCATATGAGTCAAATTGTGATGATCGTGCTCTTGATCTACGATCTAGAATACGACTAGTGTTAACTACAGAATACTGCATTTCACCACGGGCAACATTCATGAAGTTTACCCAAGGCTGTTTATCATTGTTATATCGTTCAAATACAACACGCAAATTTTCAGCAATAGCAGTCTGTTGGTTAACAGAAACAGAATCATCTAGGCTTTCAACGAATTGTTGAATCCAAACTTTTTGTTCTTGGTTTAGAGCCTTAGAGTTTTTAATAAAGTCTAATCGTTCCTGTAATACACCAAAGTCTGGGTCATACAAAAGAGTAGAACTCTGTTCACCTGTAAAGGGATCAAAGCTATTATTACGTTCATCAAACTCGTTATTAGCCCTAATCCTAACTGATCGTTTACCTTGTAATGAGGTACCACGATAGTCTACTAGAGATAGTGTTTGTGCAGTATTTTCAGTGTCCGCTATATACATTGCCTTTAATTGTTTATTGGCCTCTGTATTTTTAATAAGTTCATTAGGTCTAGCTACATTAACAGCAAATAAATTAGATTCAGCTTCTGCTACTGCGGCTTGCCTAGTTGGAAAGAATGTTGTTCTTGCATTATCAAGTTTTCTTAATGCTGCAATACTTAATTGTTGACCCTTAGCGGTAGTAAATGCTTTAACGTCAAGAACACCTTTTTGTAGTAATCCTGCACGTTCTTCACTACCTAAATGTTTAACTTGTACCATCATAGGCTGACGCTTAAGCCATGTACCATAAGTTTCTACTGGGGGTAAGCTACCATCTAAAATATTCTCAGATGTTTCCTTAAGTTTATTTACTTTAACTCTTGATTCAGCTTCCTCAGAAGCTTTTAATAGTTCTTCTTTGTTCTTTAAAACAGGAACCATAGAACTACGGCAATTCCAGTGTAAGGGAGGTCTAAAACGAAGATCATCAATCTTATATACTTGACCATCATGGTGAGCACAGATCTTTGATGTTCTATTATCTAACACAGCAGTAAATCTATAACCTTTTAGTAATTCGTTATTACGATCCATTACTAGATTAATTGCTTTAGCTTGCGTATTCGTAATAGCAGTTCTAACTAATACCTTAGCTTGCACTTCAGTCATAGTTGTAGTCTTAATTACATCAGCAATAATTTCTTTAACAGGTTTATTGTCTGCTAATCCTGACTTAATTTTTCCATCAATCCTAGCTAACTCAGTTGTACCAATACTGTCAAAGTGATCTTTTAAACTCTTTGAGGCAGTAATATTAGGTCCAATCAGGAGAGGAATAGCATCACTACCTCTAGGTTTTTGTACCCTAAAGAAAGATCCAGCACTTCTCTCTAGATTATTAGCATGGAAGCTTACAGAGGCATCTGCATAATCACTAACTGAATTTTTAGTAATCATGTGTAACTCTTTAGTTGCTCGAGTTACTTCTGGTTTAACATCAGCCTTAATATTTTTAGATAATAAAATCTTTAATCTTTTCTGATGCCTACGGATGCCTCTAGAAACATTGGTTGATGTCTCTGCTTCATATAGCCTAGTGTCAGCTAAGTGTTGTACAATACGATCATAAACTTCCGTATTAATTGGTGTTGGCATTTAAACTCCTTGATGCTAGTTAACAACTGCATCTTGGATGCCCTCGTTAATAGCTTATTCTGGTTGTTGTGGATATACAACTTCACCCTCTGTTGGAGGATTATTCATAATATCAGTTATAGCTTGTCTATAGGTTGCCCATTTTTCACGAGTAACTCCACTTATATTGCTTGATGCAATCCACTCTGTTTTAGCTAGAATTTCAGCACATTTTTCTTGTACTTCGTTTACCTCAATTGGCTCCTCTAGCTTTAGAGGTTTTTGTTTCTTGTTTAGTTTACTGTATTCCATATTAAGCTCCTGAATTATTATCTGTACGATTGTTGTCATTCATATCAGATACATTTGAGTCAATTCTAGTTGCCATAGTATCTACAAGAGGATCACTCTGAATCTCAGCTATACCTTCTTCATCGTTATACTCAGCAGGGAGTACATCGTTAAACTTAGCAATAGAGATAAATGTAGAACGTGGAATAATACCTTGCTGGTACCATTCTGTAACTAGTCTCATCCAGTCAGCACCTACAGGTGTAGGATTAAAGTCAGCACTTAATGTAAACTTAATGTCTGTTGGAAGAACATCAACATTATATTTCCACTTAAGCATAACTGTAATAATCTGTCTCATTGTCTCTGAGATACGAGTATTAAGCATGCCTAATTGAGCAGTCTGAGCAGCATTACGGATTTCTAAGCTTACGCCTGACTCACCTGAAGAACCTTCTGGCGATAACATGCGGATTCCCATACGAGCCATCTCTTCGATAGTAGCAGCAATACTTGCCTCCATATCTTTTAGAGCACCTGTAGGTGTATCTAGTGCTTTGATATCATCTCCTGCACGAAGTTTAATCCATGAGCCTAAACCAGCAGCTACAATATCCTCAAACTCTTCATCAGTCATATCTGACATGACTACTGGAGTGTATGTTGCAGCGCCATAGAGTAAATGATTACGTCTACTAATCTTGTTGTATAGTGCAATCTCACGATCAATTAATGATTGTAGAATTGGTTCAACAGGATCAATTTGACCATTTAATGGGTAGGCAGGAATGAAATTCATTCTCTCACCATTCATTAATGGTATTTCTGTGCGTGTTTTAGTCCATGCTGCATTAGCGTTATCTGTCTGATACTTAGAAGTAACATTACCATTAATAACGTTAACAGACTCATTAGTGTCTCGTGTGTAAGTATCCACAACAAGTAAGCCTGCATCATCTAGGTAGTAGTGAGTAACTGTGTCTACATAGTCTGGATGGAATTGATTTTTAGTATAGTCTTCCATATAATAACGGAAGAGTAAACTTGTTAATACTTGTTTGTTAGTATTACGGTCTTGACCTCTACGCCAGTTAATAATATTCTCTGCTTGAATGAGCATAACATATGGTGATAGAGCCTTAGCTTCTTCTACTGTTAATGCGTCTGGGTTAGCAACTGTAGGATAGTCTACTAAGCACCAAGCTCTGGATGACTGTAATTCTTCCCAAATAGCAGCATCTAAAAATCCATGTAGTGAGGTACCATCAGAGCCAAAAGAAGTACGAATCCAATCTTCAGTTCCTTCTGGGAACATATTATCAGGTAATTCAATAGCCGCTTGTTTACGTAGTAGTCCACCCACTAAAACTTTAGCATATTGTGCTGTTAGACCTGGAAGTTCACCTTCAGCACGATAAAAATTGTACTGTTGAGAACTCATTGTAGGAGAAAATGGTAACAATAGGTTACTAAAATTTACTGGATCAATTGTATCATCATATGCTCGTGCATGTGTCTGTCCATTTAGAACAGCTCTGGATCGTTCCCAGAGTGGCCGCATAGATTCGTATGCAGCATTAGGATCCCCAAGGCTTTTTGTCTTAGCCTTTGATGGGGTCGTTGTTAGGTTTGCCATTTAAAGATTCTCCTCCATAAGCATCCTAACAATTCTAGCAACGATGTCTGAACGAACAATATCGTCTACACCAAACTCGATGATAGGAATGTCAATGTTATGTTTTTTACATAGGTGGACAAATTTGAGTATGTCCTTACCACTATTAATGTCACTCTGGGCAGGATCGCCACAGAGGACCATTTTAGAATTTTCACCAAGCCTTGTTGTAATAGCTTTTAATTCTTCAAATGTTAAATTCTGACACTCGTCTACAATGACAAGTGAGTTTTCATAAGATCGACCACGAATAGTTTCTAGTGGTTGGATCTCGATTGAACCTTTATTTACTAGGTATTGATAGAAGCCTAATCCGAAAGACTTTTCTAAAACACTAGTAATAGGCATTAACCAAGGAGCCATCTTATCAGCGATGGTCCCTGGGAAATGTCCTAAAGATTTTCCCGTAGCTACGTTAGCTCTACTTAAAATTATTTTGTCATACTTCCCTGTTAAAAACAGAGAGGCTACCATAGATGAGGAGCAATAAGTTTTACCTGTACCAGCGCAGCCAATAGTGACAGTGATAGGATAGTGGCGAATTGCAGTAAGTAGATTATCTTGCTTGTCATTTTTTGGTTGAACATGAAATGGCCTTGGGGCCTTAATAACTTTAACATTAGATTGATAATCCTCAATATGTGTAACTTGAGCTTGTTTACGTGGAACTCTACGGGGTTTATTCATATATAATTAGTCCTTACTTCTTGAACTTAGATACTAGCTTGTCTTGTATTGTAATTGCCCATGATGGTTGCGGAACATGCCAACCAATAACAATACCTACGGCAATGCAAATTAATGCTGTTATCATAATATCCCCTTATTTCTTAGTAGGTACTTCTGTACCTTCTAGCTTTTTATGTATTTTAATTTCTTTACATACTTCCTTAGACTTTCCAGTCTTAGGGTCTTTAGTCTCTTTACAAACCTTCTTTGTTGTTTGTTCTGCAGAATGAACTGTAGGAACTATAAACATAAAGGCAAATAATAATATAAACTTATTCATTTGTATCCTTTAAATAAGGGGATGCTCTGGATGAGGAGGTGCTAGCTTACCACCATAACCTGTAGTTACAGTAGTCTCAGTAATTGTACGCTGTTGTTGTACTGCTGGATAATTTTGTCCATACTGTTGTGGTTGCTGGTTGCCCATAGGCATACCCATTGATTGGCTTTGAATTGGACCTGAAGACACTCCTGCCATTTTCTCTTGACCCCTAGACCAGGCAGTAATACCTAATACAGCACCCATAGCCATATGAAATAAACCACCGCCCTGAAGGGTTAATGGAGCCCACTGCCTAAAGGCATCATTTTGAATAGCAACTTCCCAGAATTGTACAATAGTAAATCCAATAGGGAATATAATAAAGTCACATGCGCATACACACATATACATCATAGCCATTAGTGGACGCCATTTCTTTTGCATCCAACTTTCTTCTTCTTTCTTAGGTTCTTCAACCTTAGCTTCTTCTGCCATAAGAAATCCTTAAATTGTTAGGGGTAGCCATAGCCATATAGCTTGTGACATTAAGAATGCTGCTACAGCACCTACTCCAATACTTGCTTGGAATAATTTTCTATTAACTGCTAGTATAGAAGCAGTAAGCAATACAATAGCAATCTGGAATAATGATCCAGCGTATGTATAAAACGGTGAACGCTGTTTAGCTACTGTTCTTTCAGCCTCTAGCTTACGAGCTTTAGCCATAAGTTCTTTCTTACCTTCACCTGTAGAAGGTTCTGACTCATATCTATCTATTTTCTTTTGAAGCTCTGCGGCTTTCTTAATGTTGCCTCTAGCTAATGCATTCTCTTGAGAGATCTCAGCTAGGCGACTCTTGATATCTTTAGATTGGTAGAATGACCATGTGTTATTAGCATCAATTGTGTTGTTGAGTACTTTAGAACTATTAGATCCACCCATTAAGGTGTTAATAGCAAGCAATGCAGCAAGCACTGTAATAACCCATCCAGCCTTATCTTTTAAGAGGGCTTCTCTCTCGCTTCTACTTAAAGGTTTAGTTTCTTCTGTCATAGTGTCCTTAGAAAGGTAAGTATTTAGCAATTAGCCCATTAACAATTCTGTCTGATAGGTCGTCAGGTAGGAACTTAAGAAAACCTAGAAAGTATAGGCCTACAGCACCATAGCAGAATATCTTTAAACATAAGTCGAAGGTCTTTTGATACTCGTTCATCGTCCACACCTATTGCCTACTTGACAGTATTGCATTAGCTCGTAACCACCAATAACCATTATAAATAATACAAAGGAAACTACACTTAAAATAATAGCTAACTCATTTAGTTCTTCTTCTTTTTGTTTACGTTTCCGTTCATTAGCATTAAATAGTCTTAACTCTTGAGCATCGTCAGCATCCATCTCAGCTTGACGAGCCTTAATTTTATTCCACACATCTATCTTACCTGTTTGCATAAAAAGCATTTTAAGCTCTTCTTCGAATGCCCTAGCTTGTTCTAGAGCCATCTCGATCTGGAGAGCCGTTCCCATATTGGAACCCTTGCCACTTTTCTTAGCCTCTATCAAGGCTTTAGTAGCAGTACTCTTAGCATCAAACATCTTGCCTATCATAGGTGCAAGAGAACCTAGGTCATTAGCTACTTTACTAGCTTTCTTAACCATTGATATAGCTGACTGTATGCCAGCAAGAGCCGTTAGCGGATCAATCATTTTCTTTT